TATAGAAAATGTATTAATGTCTGAGATAAATTGGAAATTTATTTCTGATATAACATTCAATACATTATATCAAAATACACCACCACCACCGACACAAATTACTCTAATTTTAGTACAGCCTGCTGGTTTAGTCCAAGTTCCAGAACTAGTAAAATTTACTACATTAACAAATTTACCTTTATCTTCTGTTTCTGAAAATCTAGATATCTGTTCTGTTCCATCTGGATACACTATACCATTTTCACCAATTTTTGTTGCCATATTTAATCCTTTTTATTTATAGTTAAAATATCTGTAACGCAGAATCTATTTCATCTACACCAAATGCTAATTCACATTTATGACAGTTATAACATTGACTTTTACAATTCATTAATGTATTTTCTAATATTCTTGATTCTTCTTTAAGCCAAAAATCATTTTTCATATTTATTTCTAATAACCAATTATAACGCTTTATGTCATTTTCTATATATAAATTATCATCTAAAGGTTGAGATATTTTTAAATCCCAATTTTTATATCCTATATTAGTATTCTCGTATATTGATTGAAACGTTTTTGCAGCACATAAACCAGTAAATTCCTGTATATTATTATAATCATTCTGGTCATTTATCCAAATAAATTGATATTTTTTATCTATAATATCTTGTTCTGATATATATGAATGTGATAAAAATCTACCTGAACTTTTAATTACATCAATAATTGGATATATTTTATTAGCAACATCTTTACTATTAACAGTTAAATCTACTCCATTTCTTGGTAAATTATAAAAAGGAGTTTGTCTCCATATTGTACAACTTAATTGCCCTATATTATAAAAATATTGTGTATTTATTATTGAACTTATCGAATCATGTTCTTTTTTAAATGGACAGTTTGAAATACAACCTTCTCTAGCTAATAATACTGTTTTAAGTTGTTTAGTTCTATTTTTATTATATTTTTGTATTAAATTATGTGTTTTAATTAGTTCATTAATATTTCTACTATAATTTCTATCTAACATAATAGTATCATAACCTAAATGAATATATTCTACAACAGACTGTGTATCTGTGATTCTATGATTAACTGTATTTTTCCATCTCATATCTGGACATCTGTTTTGAAGTCTACCAGTTCTCATCAAATGGATCCATGATATAGTACAGCTTCTTAATCCTCTATCATAAAAACTTCCAATCCATTCTATAAATTCATTTTGAAGACTTAAATTATGTTGTAACTCAAATGGTATATCCAATGTATTCATAGTTAATGATATATCTATATTTAATTCCATCTGTATTTTAAAAAGATTTTCTAATTGTTCATCTGTTGCTTCGACACCCATTGTATTACCGAATATTTTTTCTTCATTATTAAATTTATATTTGAAAAATTTTCCAAAGTATATATCATATATTTCATCCAATACCTCTGGTTTTGTATTTTTTAAAATTAAGTAATAATGATTAGGGCATTCTGGCATAGATTCTGGATGAGCTAAAGAGAATTTCTTCTTGAAATTCATCTTATTCTCTTTCGTTATGTGATATTTTAACCAATATCTGTACTGATGGAAAATAAACATAGTTAATTCCAGAATTATATAGAGCTCTAAAAGCATCATCAATTGTTTCAACCAATGGCTCTCCACCTAAATTAAAAGAAGTATTGAATAATGCNGGTACACCAGTCTGATTCTTAAATTCTAATATTAAATTATACCAATGTGGATTTTGTTCATATGTTACAGTCTGAATTCTACATGTACCATCAACATGTATAACAGCAGGAATTTGTTCCTCAACACCAGGTTTACAGTTTACAGCATACATCATTGATGGTGAATCTTTCATTCCTCTTAAATCAAACCAATCGTGTACATCATCTTGTAAAACAGACGCAGCAAATGGTCTAAAATATTCTCTTTTTTTGATTAAATTAACAAAATCTTTTCCATTCGGATCTGTTGCATCATACATTAAAGATCTATTACCTAAAGCTCTTGGACCATTTTCACATCTTTCTTGAAATAATGCTACAATATTTTTTTCTCTAATTAAATTTATAATATCTTTATAATTTACATTTTCTGTATATTCGCCATTATATTTTTTTACTTTACCAATAATTTTTTCTTTTGTTATTTCTTGAACTGGTCCAAGATATAATGTTTCATTTTTTTCTCTAATTGTATTATCTCCCTTAATCTTATAATAATAATATAATGCTGCACCTATAGCAGTACCAGCATCATTAGATATCGGCTCAACGAATAGATTTACATCTTGTGGTAATTTATCCAAATAAAAGTAATTAGCAACACAATTTAAACCATACCCACCGCTTATAACAATGTTTTTTATACCTGTCATTTCAATTGATTTTTTAATCAATTTAAGTACTTCTTCCTGAGATTCTGTTTGTATATTATATGCCATGTTTCTTCTAGAATTTAATAATGTTACATCTTCAGAATATGATAATTTTAATAATTCTTCCGCATTTTGTAAATCTTCCTGTGAAGAATCTTTAGTTAATTCTTCAGTAATTTTTTTCGGATCATATAATCTATCCTGTAATTCTGGGTAATTTACCTCATCAACAACTGATCCATTTGGATATGTTGGAATAATCACATCTCTATTTACACCAAATTTATTAAATATTCTAGGTGCTGTATTTGGTTCACCATAAGGAAATAACCCCATAGTTTTACCTGCTTCAATACTTGACCAACCACAGAATTGTGTTACTGCTTCATATGCTTTTACTATACCTGGTCTATCATTAATAAGTATCTCACAATTGTTTCTTGAATAATGCTCTGTGACCCATGGACCTCTTCCACCAAAATGTTTATATCTTTCTTCAAAGTTACATGGGTATGATGCTTCAAATATAGATTCAACTTCCCACATCGTTTCTGAATCATTTCTTGGTACAAAAGTACCAGCTCCATCTATAATAATAACATTAGCTTTATCAAAACCAGATCTATAGAATGCACATGCGGCATGGTTTCTATGATGTTGATCCCATAATTCTACAACTTGTTCTTCTGATTCTATTAATCCTAATTTTCTAGCAAGTGACTGATAAGTTTTTTCACCTGTAAAATCTACTTTATTATTTTCATCATGAGTGTGTGAAATTACTAAATAATCTATTTTATCTGTGTATTCTAATAATTTTACAATAGATGCATAAGGACCACCGTCATATTTTTTTCGCGACAGTCTCTCTTCTTCAATTGAAAATACTATTTCACCATCCTTTAATAGACAAATTCCAGAGTTATGTCCTCTAGCAATACCAGCAATGTAACCAGTTTTTTCCATATTTTTCCTTTAAGTTTTGATTATTATGTTATTTATTTAATATTATTATGACAATATAATGCTGCGCCTATGGCAGTACCGGCATCACTAGATATTGGATCAACATAAAGATTTATCCCTAATTCATTAAGTTTCTCTAGGTAAAAATAATTAGCAACACAGTTTAATGCATAACCACCTGTTAAACATACATTCTTTTTTCCTGTTATTTTAGATGCTTTAATATCCTGTTTTCATATTTATTTAACGCAGCAATTTGATGATATATTCTGTTTCATATAAGTATTTTCACCTAATGTTTTTTCAATATCATTTACTAGTTTATTAATTATATTAAAATCTAATTTCATTAAATTCTCATTATTTCGTTCTATATTAACATCAGATGAGATTCTTATAGGTGAATAAATTCTTTCATTTTTTCCATTATCTATTATATTAAATTGAATATTCTCAGGATATGATATATTTTCGGGGAAAGTACTTCCTATTACAACTGTACTTGGTTTATTTAAAGCATTAGCCATATGTTGACCTACTGAATCACAACCTAAAAAATAATCAGCAGCTCTAATTACACCAGACCATTGTAATAAATTCATACCTTCTGGTGTCATAATTCCCAAAGGCTCATCTAATGGAAGTTTAAACTCAGACATCAGTATAATACCATAATTCTTTTTTAATTGTTTTATAATATTTACAATATCATCAATTTCAAAAGATCTTCCACTTTCTTCTATCACATATTTACCACTAATTTTTGCACCAGAACCGAATGGTTGAAATATAATTACTTTATCTTTTTGTAAATGTGATTTACATTCTTCTACTATATTTTTACCCATAATATCATCAGATTTTCCAATTTCTATATTAAAAGATTTAGTTTCTGGAATTTCTGTTAATTCATTTATTAATATATCGAATGCTTGTATTAAGTTGCAGTTTTGATTAAAATATGCGTTAAGTCTATAAGGTTCAGGAGTTATTATTTCTCTATCTTTTACGATATCGAATAATTTTTGATGTGTAGGGCCATATACGTTATTTCTTAGAATCTTACTTAGTAAGAAGAGTTCTTGCCATCCTTCAGCAATAATTGGTGCAGTTGCATCAATATTTTTTATATGATATTCTAAAGCAGGAATAGAGCATAAAACTCTACCTGCTCCACCATTAATAAAGAAAGCTTTCTTCATATAAATCCTTTAATTTTATTTAAAATATTATATCAGAAATTTTATTAATTTATATCCATTCAGGTTGTTTTGGAAAAAGATTATAAGCAATCCAAGGATCTTTATCAAACATAATATTAGGCCAATCTCTTAATTTTTGTCTATATTCTCTTAATTCTAATAACATTTTTTCTGGCATATCACTAGATTCCTTACCATCTGTTGTTTTAAGAGATAGATCTCTTTTTTCTCTCAACATATCATATGTCAATTCTTTTACATTTAATATATCAGTATAATGTAAAGTTTTTAAAATCCATTTTTTATCTTTTGGATCATATTTTATTATATTGCTAAATAATTCAGATAAATGAAATTTTGACGAGATTTTATATTCACCATATTCTTGGTGTGAGTCTACTAAAATATCTGGTTCAGGTTTATTAATCTCAAACTCATTGTCTCTTTTATTAGGACCACATAATAAAGATGCAATTAATGGTTCTTCTTTTGCATCGATTTTAACAATATATGAATCTAATGGTATTGGTCTACCATCATTATACATTTCTTCACTAAGTGTTCCAGTAGACGCGATATTTGTAATTTTATCTACATATACATATATAAATTCATCACCTATATATTCCCAATTTTGTGAACGTGGTGTTAATATATTCTCGTGTAAAAAATCTTCAGGAATATCTATATTGAATGTTCTTTTAATCATTTTTTTCATCATTTTTTCCTTAACTATAAGTTACTTTAACTATTCCGGGACCACCCATATTACCTGCAGCACAACACCTTGAATCACTTCCACAATATGTAGAATCTCCAGACATTCCACCACTGCCGAAACCAGGAATAAAGCAACCACATGTACACCAATGTTCGATACTTCTTGATTCAGCATTTAGACCGATCCATGGTGCTTGGCCTGTTCGCATAATATGTGTCAAGCAATGACATTGTGATGCAGATGACCCCATTCCTGTTGTTCCGGCCATACCGAAATCAGCACCGAAATGCATACAAATATTGGTATTTGCACATGATTGTATATTTTTGTGACCCCAGGCATCACCATTACACCAGATCCCAGTACATCCACCTTTAACACAAAAGTTATTTAATCCAGGACCTAAAACGTATGATGAACAACCTTCACCTGAAGAGCAACCATGATGATTATTACACGGATAAACTCCACCAGCACATATTGTATAATAACTTCCCTCAGTAACAGGTATTGCTTTAACAGCCCATCCACCTCCAGCTCCACCAACACCATATGAACATGAATCACTTCCACAATTTGAACCTGCTCCACCGCCACCACCACTCCAAATATCAAAATTTGCATGTGTTATTCCATTTGGTACAGTCCATTGACAGCATTTACCATTTGCTATTTCACAGCAACCTCCTGCATGAGCACATTGCTGACAGTTATGCATTCTTTCATTAAACACATAAAATTGTTTCGCTGCTGCTTTTTCTTCTTGTTTTGAACCATCTGGAAATGTAATTCCATCAAATGTTAATTTTACTGCCATTTTAGTTTACTCCTTTTGGTAATTGTCGAATTACTTCTGCATCTGATATAGATCTTTCGTGTAATCTGATAACTGTTACTTCAGGATCTTCAAAATTTGGGTCAAAAGATTCATCAGGTGAAAATGGCATTTTAATTAACCAGTTTGGTACATCTAACCAATCTTTAGGTAAATCTCTTAATTGTTGTCTGTATTTAAGCCATTTTACTTTCAATTCTTCTGGCATATCAGGTGGAATTCTACCATCAGATTCTGCTAAAGCGCTATTTCTTAAACTTCTTATAAAATCATCACTATAAATTCTTTTATTTTCTCTAAATTTTAATGGAGCAGTATAATCTTTAACAATCGAATCTTCATCATATACCATTCTTAAATCCGTTGTATCTGTTATAATTGCATTTCTTTGATCTTCTGGCCCAACAGCTACTTCATAAATCTTTGGTTTTTCTAAACCACCAAACAATAATGCTATTTTTATTATATTTTCATCAGAATCTGTATCTAAAACTTCTCTTTTACAGTTTAATGGAATAGGTCTATCTGGTTCAGATTCAGGACTAAACGTCTCTTCAATTTTATTACTCTCAATATCTATCCATAAAACCAAATAATCAGGACCATCATAAAGTTGAGAGCTTGTTTTCCCGAGTGTTGTGTAAGTACTAAATAATTCATCTGGAATTGTATAATTTATTATTTTTTTCATTTTTAATCCTTTAACTATAAGATATTTTAACTAATCCACCAGCACCGAATGAACCCCAACACGCATTAGCTGAGCCAGTACCATGGCCACCACCACCACCACCTGGAAATGCAGAATGCATGCTACAGCATGCCAAATTTCCTGTACACCAATGTTTTCCACCTACACCACTGCCAGCAGCAAATGGTCCAGTAGGGCCACCAGGAACAGAGAATGTATCAGCACAACAATCGTACTGTTTATTCATTGAACCTGATGTACCACGGAATTCTATATCTCCACCGTATGTTGGTGTATTACAAACATGATTAACCCATCCTCCATTAAAGTTACCTACAGAACACTGAACATTTCCAATATGACAATTATAACAGTTTGATTGCATATCCCAGTTAGTAGATCCACCCGTACCACCTATAGCACACAGATTACTCAATCCAGGCCCATTAACATATGATGCACAACCATGTCTGCAATTCATGTTACATGAGCAGCAACAACTACAATCTGAAGTTCCTGCTGCACATATTGTATATTTGCTACCATCAACAAAACCTGCAACAGATTTTACTAATGATTTAGAAGTATAATTGCCACCTTGTCCACCTATACCAAAATCATAGTCGCCGCCGGATGATCCACCAGGCCCACCACCTGATAAAACTTCAAATAATATAGAAGTGGTACCAGAAGGTACGGTCCATTCACAGCACTTTCCACCATTTACTGGGTCCCAATGGTTTGAATTATAAACATAAAATTCTTTGTGTTCAATATTCTTATATTGTCTTGATCCATCACTAAATAATATTGAATCATTATCAATTTTTATTGCCATTTTATATCCTTATTAATAATCAGGAAACCCTGATTATTTTTTAATTTTTTAATTTTTTAATTTTTCAATTTCAGATTTAAGTTCTTTTACACATTCAATTAATAATGGAATAATTTTATCATATTGAACTGCAAGATAACCATTGTTTCTTTCTGTAACTGCTTCAGGTATTATTTCTTGTAATTCTTGTGCAATAACTCCAACATCTCGCTCAGTTCTTGTTGGATACAATTCAAGTGCTGTAGCATTCCAATTATATGTATATCCATTTAATTTAGATATTTTATCTAAACTATTATTAATTTTTACAAGATTTTCTTTTAATCTTCTATCAGATGCTGCATGAGCTGTGATATCGTCACCACAATAAATTTCACCTGAAATTCCCATACCACCAGAAATAACTATAGCACCTGTTTCAATACTTGTTGAAGCTCGTGTATTTGTAATTCTAAATTGTTCACCTAATTTAGTTGCACCTACAACATTATTATATTGTGCTTCATTTAAATGGTAATATTTACTTTGTCCGGCATCACCACCATCTAGACCAGCAAGGTCATTATGTAATGAAACCCTGAAGAAATAAATTTTTCAAGGAATGGTGATTCGGCATTTTCAAATGCAGATCCACCTTTAGTAAATGTCATTTTACCAACAAGAGTCGAGTAAGCAGCCAATAAACCTGGTAATGGAGTTGGTAATGAAGCATTTTTAGCACCTTCAGCAGTATAATAATCTTGACCATAAACAACGTGACAGCTATTATCATGTGACATATAAATCCAAGCAACACCGAAACTTCCAGATGGAATATCTTCTAAAGTATTTGTTTGAGTATTATTATATCTATTAGGATCTACAGCATCTTGAGAATAGAATCTTAACCATCCATTTCTTTCAACATAACCATGAACTCTTTCCCATGATTGAACACCTTCAACACCTGAATATTCATAATATTTATTATCTAATGTAGAAATAATTACGTTTACTTTATCAGTAAATCCATTTGGCCATATAGTATTCATCCCTGCCTGATCGCCAATAAAAGGAATAGAAGTAGTATCAGCACTTAATGCAGTAGATTTTGGTCCAAAGTAATCCCAAACTCTGGTATCTTGATTAAATTTGTAATATGAATCTGTTGATTGTAACTGAAGAACAACATAATCTTTTAACAAACCAGGATTAGAAGGATCTAATTCAGACATATTATAATATCCAGTTGGATTAGCGGCAGTTAATTCAGTAACTGATGGGTAAGTAGTACTATATATTAATTTATCTTCAATATAATCTAAAACCTCTGACCAAGCTGCAACATTTCCTCTACATGTATCATCAAAATATGTAAATGTTTCAGTTTCATTTAAGAGTCTAATTCTATTAACACTAGCATCTCCACCTTCACCTTCTAACCGTATCCAAGATTCATTATCCGGAGCAACGAAAGTTACAGTATTTTCACCATTTGCTAAAATTTGATTAATTAATTCTGAACCACCACTATTTGTACCTACTTTTAATCTTGTAGTACCACCTGTAACATTAACTTTTACTGTATATGTACTTCCAGATGATGTCACAACCAGAGTGCTTACATTTTTTCCTGATTTTATTACCATTTTAGGTGTAGCAGCATAGTCAATATAACTATCTGTACCATCTAATGTAAATTTTGATTTATAGAATTGTGAATTATCTCTATAATATTTACCATCAGCTGAACTGAAGAATATATCATAAGGTCTTGATCTTTCATAAGCACCATCTGCAACAAATCCATGTGGGAATGAGCTATTTAATTGAGCTAATGTTTTAGTCGTTGTTTCAGAAGTATGTTGATACCAAGAATAGAATTTATCTCCAAGTTCCATATTAAATGCTCTAATAGTAAATCTGTTTGCCATCTCTGCCCACATCACACCTTCAGTAACATTAAATTGTAATGAATTAGCTACTGGCTCAATATCAAGACCACGTGCTCTAATTACTGGAAAAAACTCCTCTCCGAATAACTGAACTCTTTTATTAAAGTTCCAACCATTAGTACCACAAACCCTAATAATAATTTCATTATCCATTTTATAAACTCGTCCAACAGTATGTGCATGTAACATAGCACTTCTTCTTGGTAAATTTAATTCAGGATGAGCAGATCTAAAGGCATAATAATCAGGATCATTTTCCCAGTCAGCCATATAGAAGTTTGTTGATGCAACAATTTCAGTATTTCCATATGTTCCATCACCATTATCAATCATATGATTCCATGTAACAAAAATATAATTATATGCATTATTAGTTAAGAATACATTTTGTTCAGCAGTCCATGTTTTATAGAATATTTTTCCACCTTGTGCAGAATTAAGTTCCATTGGTTCACATTCACCTGCTGCCACACCTTCGATTGATGATGCTTCTATTTTATAAAGCCCACCACCACCATCAACTCTAACTGTACCATCACCATTATTTTGTATAATACCACCATAAAGTCTTACACATGAAGAAATATTTGACCAATAATTATGAAAATCACCAATTTCTTGGAATGATTTTGAAACTGTGTTACTCCAATCCAGTACCTTTATTATTATATGTTATAACATTTTTTATTACTCTACTCATTATTTACTTCCTTTTATTAAGCGATTTCTTCTACGCCAAATACCATTACATTTAATGAATCTGAAACATTACATTTTACATAAATTGAATCACCAGTACCCAAAACAATAGCACTTCTTTCTAATACACTACCAAATGGTATTACTGTGTTATATTCTATTGCATCGTATTTTCTGATAGAATCAGAAACCATTTGAGCAATTAAAACACCATTACCTATAGGCTCATGTGTAACAGGATGAGTTGTAGTAATTGTAGGAGTAATTATATAATCATCACCGTTATCTGTAACTGTTACTTCTTCAATACCATATCTTGTAGCATTAACATCAAGATTAGCACCTACACCTGTTCCACCCGCAAAAGATAAATCATCCCCTGATGGAATAGCATTTGTATATTTTCCATTTTCTGAAATAATAAAACTTACAATAGAACCATTTTCACTATCAACAGATGTTACAGTAACTTGTACATTTACATCACCACCAGATCTATTACTTGTATCATCTAGAGTAAGAATATTTCCAACATTATATCCTGTTTCAGAACCTGTAAATGCTAAATTTTTAATATTTAACACAGATACATTTGCAACAGCATTCCCACTTGAAAATTTAATTGCCGGCTTTACAATATAATTTGTTCCTTCAGTATCAATTAAAATACTTCCAACCTCATAATCTACCTTTTGTCTTATACTAATTGTTGCTTCTACATCATCAGTGTAAGTATTTGTAGCACTAATTAAAATAACTGATCTTCTATTAGATGGTACAGTATATAAATGTGTATGTGCAGTTGTTGCTACATTTTTACCTAAAATTGCCATTATAATCTCCTAAATTTTTAATTATTTATACTTGTAATGTACCATAAAAGTACAAGTTAAAGAATGATCCGTTTATTGCTTGTTGATTAGCAACAGTAGCTGCATCGGTTAAGTTTGCAGTTGCTTCATTAATATCTGTTTGAGCTTGTAAAACATCTGCTTGAACAGTTGAAACAATATCATTTAAATCAGCATTTGCAGCAGTAATTGCAGCATTAAATGATGATTCAGTTTCTTCAGCTAATGTATTAAAATTTACTGTTTGTAAATCCATAATAGCTTGAACATCTATTTCAAATTGATCTAATGAATTATTAACATCTAATGTCATTCCATCAATTAAACTTTGAGCAAGTACAGTAATTTCTGTTTTTTTATCTTCGCCCATGTCCATTACATCATAAACTGTAGCTCTTCCACCTAGTTTTTCCAATGATGTACTTAAATATGCTAATTCTTCTGGTGAAGCATCATTAACATTTATTTGTACTTTATTATATATTGCTTGTACTGCATCTTTTAACATTTTTAACTCCTATTTTAAATTAGACTCTTAAAGAACCTAATATTTCTAATCCAAAGAAATGATTCTTTTTTGCTTTTTCAATATCACTTTGCATATTAACAATATCTTCAACAGTAATACCACCAAATGCAGCATTAAGTAGTAATTGTTCTGTTTCATTTCTATTATAAACATCTAAATTAAGTCTAGCTGTAGCTTTATTTGATACATCGTTTAAATTATTATCAGCTTTTAACGTAGTACTATTAACGAATGTTTTTACTGCTAAGCTTGATGCTATATCAGTATTTGTTGCATTTTCTAATGTTGTACTAATATTTAGTTCGTCATTTTGAATAACTTTATCTAGATTAATTGCTGATGTTACTGTTAAATAACTGACTTTTGTCTCAGCAGCATCAGTAAATGCGTTAGTATCCGGATTACTTTCGTAAGTACCTTTTATTGCTTCTTTTGATATTGAGTTTAAATAAACATCTTTATCCATTATTCTTTCAAATACTGGATTACCATCTGTGATAGAGACAACTTTATCAATTGACCATTTACCATCACCATTATCAGTAACAAAGACGTTATCACCTATCGTTAAACCAGTTAAAGCATCTCTTGCTGTAATATTTTCTACACTGTAATTAGTACCTAAATTAATCTCAGATTGATAAATTAAATTCTGAACTTCAGTTTGACTAAATACTTCAAGATTTGTTCTAGCGGTTGTTTTATTTGATAAACTTGCAAGGTTATCTGCTTTTTTTAATGATTCAGAATCAATTGTATCAATGTGTGTTTTTACTTCATTAATTGATTGAATTATATTTTGAGCAGTTGTTTCTAATGAGAATGAACTTCCTAATAAAGAGTTGATAGTAGTAATATTACTTGAATTAGTATCTGTATTATTATCAATTTCATTAATAGAATGAACTAAATCTGTTTTATTATCAGTTGTAAGTAATGATAGACTACCTTGTTGAAGTTGAAGCGTTGCATCAACCCCACTAAGAGCCGTTAAATCTGAAATTAAGTTTTCAATTGAACTTTGTTTTCTAACTATCTGTGCCATTAATACCTTCTAATCAATAATTGGATTTAAACTATTTATATAATTTATTTTATTTTAATTGCTAAATATGTAAATTCAGCATATTTACCATTTAAATTATCTATAGGATCAAATGAAAATTTGTCATATGATAAACTTGGTGTACAAGTATACTCTATTAATATATTAGTATTTATATCATCATAAATGGATGCAATGTTATTTACAGAATTTCCATGAATTGCACTAGGAACTAATGCTTCATTATTAGCAATTAATATTCTTTGTGTTGTTATTAATTCATTATCACATTTAGTAAAAATTTCATCTAATGCAGTACCAACAGTTTGTGATATTAAACCACTTGATGAATTGTTATAAGAAATATCTTGTGCTTGTTCAAGTGGTGGTCCAAACATTACTATTAGATCACCATCGGTTTCATGTGTATTTAATACAAAAGCAGATTTCTGTTGAAAGAATCCAACCTGTGGTTTTTCAGTAGTAAACTCACCATTGATACCAGTATAGAGTGTTGTACCAACAGTCCACGAAGATGTATCAATATTTTTGAAAATACCAATAGTAACCATTCCACCATATTGACCTACAGTTAGATCTTGATTCATTATACCAACAGCTGGAGATGAAGGTAAATTAGATTGAGAGTATTTTCTTACTATAGGAACACTTAATAATGCTTCTTCGTCTGATGTACATAATGTTACTATATCACCTCTACTTAAATTTTCAAATGCTTTAACTCTATGTTGTACTGCTGTAGCATGAATAGTATTTGTGAAACTATCTATTACTTTATTCTCTATTGTCCAATCTTCATTAATGAATTGTTCAATCATAAAGAGTTTCATTTCTCGTACATTTATTCTATGAGAACGTGTACCACTTGATATTAATAAGTAATCATCATTATTAATGGTATTTTTGTTTAATGAATCTAATTGTGAAATTGTTGTATATCCCATATATGCTCCTGTTTATATTAGTTCTGAAATTAATGCTGTTCCAACATTCTTTATTCTTAAATTTATATATTCTGCTATATAAATTGGTTTAATTGAAATATCAATAGTTATTATTTCTGGATTAGATGGATCAGGAAAAACATTCACAGTACCAGAACTAATTCCATTTTTTTCTCTAACACTTAAAAGTATTTGTTTCAATTCACTAGCAATTATCCTTCTTACATTTAATAAATTAGATTCAAAATTATACTTCTTTAATATATTAGATGTAGTTTTTTCAATATGATTAAATAAACTTCTAATGTTAATTTTATTAAATTGTGTATCTCTTATCATAAACGTTTTTTGTGTCATTAGAGTATTCTTTTCTATATAATTTAAACCTATTTTATAAAGACTATCTAATTGTTCTTTCTTAAAGTCAATGTAAATACTTGATACATTTAATATTTGACCTTTTTCTAATCCGGCACCAGGTGACCAAGGTCTAATTAAACTAGCTTGTGCTTTTAACCCAGCAATATCACCGGCAATATTAACTAATCTATTTTTATCACTAAACCCATCATATTGTTCTTTAACATTACATGTAAAATGACAAAATTGACTTCTTTCTAATGAATCCAAATAATCAAATAATACCTCATATTCTAAATTGGTATATGTTTTTTTATTTTTAATTTCTGATAATAATAATACTTGTCCATCTTCTGTATATAATACTTCTTCCTTATCTCCATCTATTTCAATTTTAAGTATTCTAGTAAATGATGTAGGAATACCAATAAATGCTATACAATCTCTTCTAGTTTCTGCTAATCTAATTGCTAAACTGTTATCTAATTCATTTCCTATAATAATATCAATATCATAACTATCTTTATCAAAAATTTCATATGACTCTGCTAAATTCTCGTCTGTAGGTAAAATCGTATTACCAAAAGTTAATGTTTTAGCACTGTCACCATAAAACGGAGAAAATGAATAAAACTCAAAATTTATCATAGATAATTTAATATATACATATGAACTCTTATCTAGCTCAGAAACCTCAGAAGAATTTATATAAAAATTCTCCATAAGTTTATTATTTCTAAAAACACAAATTCCTATATATCCATCTTCAAAATAACTAAATACATCTTTAGCTTTAGTTGTACCGAATAAAATTGGATTTTTACTCCAATCATATTTTCTAATTCTTGTAACCGTTATTAGATTTCCATGTACACCTGGTGTTTTGGCAATAATACTTATACCATCATTATCAAATTTTAACGAATCTTTAATATTATCATAATCAGATTTATCAAGTATAGTTATAGGTTCAAGTGTATTTGCATTATATTGTTGACCACCACTTGATCTACATACCCAAATCCCACTACTATATTGAAGATAATTATAAACTTGGTACCAATCATTATGGTATATGTCTACACCTCTTCCAAATGTAACTTTGAATTGATTTATATTAGTAATATAAACTGGTTTATTTATTGGGCCTTTTTCAAAAACACCAACGAATGCACCAATTTCATTTGTTAAGTTAGGAACATAATGTGGTAATGATGTATCTTTATATGAAACAGATGGTGATGAAGTTTCAATCATTATAAATCCTATTTTAGTATTATTTATATGTAGATTTTTATGTAAATTTTATGTCCACAATCAAATATTTTTCTAAAATTATTATTATACATATTTTCTGATTCTGTTAATTTTTCATCAAAAACTTCTAA